TGCTCCTTCATTGCCTCTCACAGAGAGAGTCTCTGCGTCAAGAGATGCTAGTTGGACTGCATCATCAAATTTAATACGCCTCTTTGATGCTCCTGAAGTGATCTGAACGTCATATTCACCAGCTTCTCCTGATGCTGGAGTATGACTTATAGCCCAATAGCCAGATGAGTTAGTGGTAGTATTAGCTAAAGAAGTAGACGTTGCATTTTTAGCATACAAGTTAATGGTAGCACCATTAATTGCATCTCCTGCATCATCATATAAAAATCCTGCAAAGCTTAAACCTGGTTTTGCCATTATCTTCCTCCTAGTCGAGAACTGTCTCTAAATTGTAATGCCTCCCTAGTGACCCCTACTGGGTCTTGCTCTAAGTCATCTTCATCTACAAATATTAATGTTATTCCTTGTCCTGCTAAAGCCTCTCTAGCCATTATATCTCTGGCTCCAGTATCAGCTCCTAGCTCATAGTGATAATATATCCCTTGAACATTTACTGCAAGACCAGGTGGGTTGTCAAAAATAAAGTCAACAATTATACCACCTTTATCTAGTCTACCACCCATTAATGGTGATTGATAGGTAAAATCATCCCCTGGTTGGTATCCTAAGTCTATTAAACTGGCATAAAACATCCACTCTGGTCTGGATCCAACCCACTCTGTAGGTGGATTCATTATGTCTGCTTTTGTAACCATTATCCATCCAATATTACTGACCAACAAACCTTATCATTGTTGGTAGCTGCGTCTACGTAGAACGCACTAAAAGGTACTGTTCCACCTTGATCTGCAAAACTCATTTCTATCTCGTTACCAGCAGATAGTTCATACCCATTACTAGCTGTAACGTCACTAACACCTAAATAAACCTTATTAGAATTACCAGCCAGTGCTTTTACTTTTATCCAACGGACTCTATTGGTTGTGTTAGATATTTGTACTTCCGTACCTGCCGTAGCAACATTTGTAGTACCTGCGTCATATATCATGGTTCCACCAACGTAATCCTAGAGGTTCCTCGTTCATCATATCCTGTATACTCTATACCTGTGGCAGACGTAACATCTACATAATAATTACGATCACCACCACTGTCATCTCTAAACGTAAACTCATTTAATGTATTAGATTCTATCGCAGAAACTAACGCACTTCTTAGTTGTTTAGGGCTTTTACCTTTATATGTTTTATTTAAGTTAACCTCTACACTATGACCATACTTGGGATCCATCTTCTTTCTATATTCTAATGATATAGAAACTACGTCAGGAGTCTTTTTCATAATAGCTGATGTGGAACCAGACTCTCTAGCTAGTGTTAACTTAAACTTAATTGATCTAAACGCAGTACCAATATTAGCACTACTTGTTTGAAATGTATGTGTATAAGTACCTGAAGTAGCACCAAGAGTGGTACTATTAACAGTAAAACTAGTACTCTCATAAGACTCAGAATAATCCAAGGCATATTGAACTACCACAGTTTCGTTAGCAGAAATATCCTGACATTCTACTTTTAGTTTTAATGCCAACTTATCCACATCTGATTGCTGTGCGTCAAACCAAGGCGTCTCATGAAAAGCACTTTCTGCATAAGCATAATCTGTACCATCTGGAGAACTTAACTGCGAGGGATTGGTAACATCATATGGAATTAACTGGTGATATACCTTTCCATTAAATCCCCACCACAGCCTATAATCACCTTTACCTGCATTAGATATTAACATTTTATCAACAGCTTTACCTTTGTTTACTTCAGATGCAACCCATTTGGTTTCCCATCCCATATCATTCCAAGCTACTATAGAAGATTGCCCAGTGCTTTGACCCATATAACTTGAACTGTGTCCACCAAACCCTGTGCTATGACCACGTTGCCAAGATACATCTGTACTAGCTTGAGCACCAGGAGATGTAGTTGCATCTACTGCAGCTAATAATTCTGTATGTGTACCTATCAGTTTCCTTATGCTACCCCTATATGTAGAGGGCAAACCATCATCCCTGTCAGGACCCATTACAGTTACAACAGCATTATTGTTACCATTGATATATTTATAAATACCTAATCCACTAGGATTGTATATAGCATCTCTCCATCTAACGCTACCTACTCCATTAAAATTATGAAAAGGTAACTGGAACTGAGTTTCTACAAACCTACTATTAGCAACGTCATGTGCAAATAATCCAACTTTAGTCGCTGCGTATAAGATTTGCTCACCAGTGGCATCCCTTCCAACAAACAAGTCAGTAACATATCCGTCTTGTACAGGTAGTGTGGCATCATTAACTTGGGTTCCACCCATAGTAAGCGTGTACCATAATTGACCAGCATCTGATATACCCCACAATCTGTCATCCCAAAAAGCTATAAATGTTGTGGCTTTAAAACTATCGCTAACTTTCTTGTCAACAACAGTAGTGGCTGAAGAAAAATAACTATACCCAGCATCTCCTTGGGCAACTACTATATAATCAGTAGTATCCATACGAACAGTAATGGAATCTGTAGGGGTACTAAAGAAGCTATAAGGACTTCCACCACTAGTAACCCTGACCCACCTGTCATCACCTTTTGTGTAATAATAAGGTCTTGTATCCCAACTGGCATACAAGTCCTCACCTAAGTCTTGAATAAAATTAACTATTCCTTCAACAGAGTTATCTTCAGAATCTGTAGTAACATCACTAACTTGAGCTGTAATTGTAGATAGAGAAGGTAATACCAAGTGATGTCTATGTCTCAAATTACAAGTAGAATACCATGCTCTATCAACGTCAGCAGGTCCTTGCATCCTCTCTACACCAATGCCACCTCGCCAATCAGACCATGCAACAACAGAAGATCGTAAATTAGAATCCTTGGTAGTATCTCCTATAACAACCTTAGAAGGATATATAGAAGCTAATGTACTTTGTACTGGTCTTGCCAGTGGATAATATGTTCCACCTAGATATATCTCATTCTTTGTTACTACCTTGTTTGCCATTATTCAACTACTCTCCCTGTGATTAATAAAGGAAAGGCTCTCTTAGATTGTTCTGCCAACCCAAACCAGAAAGCAGATTGCTGTCTTAAAGAATCTGGATCAGTACCAGCTCCACCAGACGCAGAGGAAAATGCTAAAGCTGTAGCTCTAGCTATAATATATGAATCATCTATTTCACTAGCACCAGTTTCTGTTGAGAGTAATGCAGGTTTATCTCCACCAACTATCTTTAGTAAAGCATAACCAGATTCAAGTCTGCCAGAATCAGTTAATACTAGAGCCCTAGCTTCTCTGTCGACTCTCCATAGATGTTTTGGGAATATCTCCCATACAGCAGTATCGTTTTGTACTACCTTGATATCATCTAGCCAGATAGTACATGCACCTAAATCAGAATCAAGACCATATTTTAATCCTATAGATATAATAGCTGTATCAGTCTCAGGGTTATCTAATTTAATCCTAACAAATGTCCATGTATCAGCAGTTAATGCAGGTATATCTAATGATTCTAATGGACTAGCACAACTAGCTGAGTCATCCAATAATATTTGTAAATTACCTGCTGTAACATTTACTGTAGATTTAACCCAACATTCTAAATAATCATACTTACTTATGTTTGTACTAGATATAGAATCAGTAGCTATGTCGTTTTGACTTGCACCTGATGCTATAACAAACTTATTACTAGCTGTTCCCTTTTTCTTATCGTTAGTATCAGCAGTAACTGTAAAGTCTGAATCTACTGTTTCGTCAAATGCTGAGTTGCAACTATGTAACTCTGTGAAAGATACTGAACTTCTGTAATATAATCTGTTGATAATAGATATATTAGAAGGTACAGGATATCTCATGCTAGAACCATCAGCATGTAATGCAACACTCTCTATTGGATCGTATGCCTGTCCAGTAACATCTATAATTGCCTGATTAATAAAGTCATGTATTCTTGTAGGTGTATAAGGCTCACTCCATAATTCATATTCATCACCACTAGCTACTGTGAAACTGGCATTTTGTTGAAACTGAATAGTATTATTACTAGCTGTATAATCATTAACATATTGTGTAGTTTGAGAACTGTCAGTAGCATCAGTAACTAAGGCTAGTTTACCAATATACTCATCATCTCCACCTCTAAAAGTATTAACATCTATCAATGTGTTATTAGTACCACCTGTAGCTGTGCCTACTTTCAGTGCACCTAAGTTATATCCTATAGATTGCCTAAGTTGCTTTCTTGTCCTTGCTTGTACTGGCATTATTAATCTCCTGCAATTCTATTACAGTTCTTTTTAAAGCTGCTACTTGGAGTTTGAGATTAGTATTTACAGCTATCTCACCTCTAAGCAATTCAGCATAATCATCTTGTGTAATATTAATTTCAGTATTATTTACAACCATTACATACTCCAATATAGTCTATTACTCGTACTCTCATCACGTTTAGCACGATATTTTCTAAATTCTTCTACTGCCTTACCTATTTCTTTTTTCTGTTCAGGGGTAGGTTTCTTTTTAATATCAAGACCTCTACATTCCTTAATAAAACCTTCCAATGCTTGAGCTGCCATATCCTCCACATGAGCCATAGACATTTCACCATCATCAGGAATTCTTACTAACTGCCTTCTGTCTGTCACAGGATCATGAAATTGAAATTCATAGATTTTTATGGACACCCCAGAATAACTAGGCTGAGTCTCCCCAACATAAGTTGATCCTTTAGGTGTCCATAATTCAACCATTCTTAAGACCTGATATGAAGTATACAGGCTTGTTTATCACCACTGACTGAAGGTATTCCTATCGCAACTCCTATAGTTGCCAAGTCGGACTCATCAGAAAAGTCGGCTCTTTCTGCCATTCCACTTTCACTACTCTCTTGAGATATAGTCAAAGCATCCCCTACGACACCAACTTGTGCTCCTAAAGCAACAGTAGCTATCCCAGAAGTCTGAACCCAACAGTAATAACTTGCTGTTACAGGTATAGTTGTTACACCTAGAACGCCAGTCCTAGTTGTCGGAGCTGCATCACCATCAACTATTGCAATTGCATTATATGGACTCTTAAAAAGTCCACAAATAGAATCAGTAGTCAATGCAGTCCTAATTCCGTCTGGCTCATCAAGCGTGAATATAGCAGTAGGGTCAGATGATGCATCGTGAGCAGGATGAGATTTAATTCTGTAAACTTCACCTTCTCCAGGTCCGTCATTAAACATCATGTACCCATCTGCATATTCATCTTTCACAAGGTCACCAGACCCACCAGAAGCCTCAGTTATTTCTAAGCTGATAGTAGTATCGCCCACTGAATGAGCAGCCGTAGCAGCTTTATCCATATCATGGTCAGCTTCAGTAACAAGCCCATCCACTAAGAATCCTCCAGTTGAAATTGCAGCACCACTAGCACACTGAGCATAATAAAACACCCTACCATCTGGAGTGGTTGCCCTTGTGCCTAACTTTTGTTTTTGTTCTTCAGTTTCCACTTTTTCTTGTCCGTAAGACAAATTCACTGTATATGGAAATGCCATTTTAAACCTCCTTTTAAGGTTTATATTTTTTGAACAGGCTCAAAGTCCTGCGATCTCCGTTAGTTAGTTAAGAGTTCTGGAAGCCACGGAAATCTTTACAACTTCCAGAACCCTATTAAGCTATTTTATTTTGAATGAACCTTTGAGTTATGTGATCTAATCTTAGAGCTTAATCCAAGTTTGTTTTTAGCTTCCATCTTAAAACCACATGCCTTACAAGTTTCAGTTACAGCAATAGACTTTGTAGGTTTATCAACTACAACTTCTGCTTTAGCAAAAGATTCACCACACCATTGGCAGTCACATTCAGAACTAGGTTTCCAAGGAAATAGACCAATCTTAGCTTTCCTCAATACATAGTCTGGATTACCAGGGACTTGTTCTGCTTTTGATCCAACATCTTGAGAGATGCTACCATCTAAAGCATAAATAGGCTTATGCCTATACAGTGTAGTCTTGGGTTGCCATTCATCTATATATTTCATAGAAAAACCACTATTAGCTAATTCTATTTTTTGTGCATTTCGTTCTGTTATACCTGCCATTTTATGCTCCCATTATGAAGTTGTTAAGTCACCAATCTCAAATTGTACAGGTGCTCCTCTAGTATCATCTAGCTCAAAAACGCCATAATCACTAGTCATGACCACTTCTGTAGCCCTAAGAGACGCATCCCTTTGTCGTTCAGTTCTGGTTTCAACACTAGTAAGTGCAGCCATAGCTGTTTTGTCAGCTATAACTCCATAACCAGAATCATAGCCAGTTATCTTAGAGATATTACCATCTTCAAAAATAGGTACGCCATTAATTGGTCGTAACCCACTATAGAAGTTCTTTAACAAGTCTACACTCCATCCACTTGTAAGCTCTCCACCTACTGTAGCAGCAACTGTTGCAGCTTGCCCTGAAAGAGCAGCTACAGCATTTGGATGATGAAGTATATACAACTGTGATCCAAACTTATTAGCTTTAGCCTTAGATATGATAGCATGTAGGTTTGAAGCAGTCATACTTTGACCATCACCACCATATACTGAAGTAGAAGCATCACTATTAAGATTTGCATACAAAGCTATTACATCTGTATCTTTCTTTCTAGCCATACCATCACCAAGCTGTCTCCCAATCATTGAGAAAACATTATCGGCTGCTTGTCGTACTAACTTGTCAGTTAATATAACTTTAGCTCCAACTTCTGATGCTGTTAAGTCAACAGTAGACATTCCAATTTCTTCTTCATCAATAATGTCTTGTCCGTCAACTAAGTCAGACATTGACATTTGTCCTACTTTAGGAACTGTTACCTGCTTTGCACCTTTAGGCAAACTAAATTGTTCTATAAGGGCTAAAGCTGGTGCGTTATGCTC